CCAACACTACGACTAACTCTTGCTTTCTTTTCCTCAAGTGTCATGTCATATCCATAGTTTGCATCTGTTGCACTATCACCTAAGTTATGTGTAGCAATTACAACATTGATTGTATCTGCTCCATCTAAACAAGCTGAGTGTGCTTGTGCTATTTCTTCTGCTGTTCTGCTCATTTTATTCTCCTTTTAAGTTATTAGCCATTTTCTAAAGCTGTTACTTTAGCTTCTAATGTTTCAATACGTTCCATTGCTTCCTGTAGTGCTTTGATGGCTTTCATATAAAGCACAGAGTATTTAACAGTCTTTACTTTTTCTCTTATTTCTTTTACTTCGCCAACTGGTAAACCATAAGGTATATCATCACCATCTTCATATAAAGTTCCAAAACTAGCATCATGTTTTATTTCATACTGTGATGGATTACTTGTAGTTACCAAGCCACTCATTCCTGCTGCTTCAAGTTCTTGAGCAACAACACCAATTTGAACTAAATCACCAGTATCAAACTTTTTATAATTTCTTATTTTAAGTGCCTTTATATCTTCCCATTGGGAACTAGCATCTGTAATATCTGATTTTAGTCTTTCATCAGACAATGAGCCATAACTATTATTAGCATTAACTACATCCCCATCATCATGTATTTGTAATACAACTGCAACCCCATGATTAATAGCCTGTAACATATTATATGTTCCACCAGTGCTAGTTCTAGAAGCACCTACAGCCAAAACAGTTTGATTAAAACTTGCGTTTTGATTTCTTATATCAGCACTAAATGTTCCTGTATTTTCATCTTGAACATGAAAAGCAAATTGGGTTGTGTTTGCTATTCCAGTTGCTACATTTCCAACATTCATTCCACCATCACTTCTAACGTGCATACGTGGAACACCATCGCCATCTGCTAAAGTAATCGTATTGCTTGATGTTCTTATGTCTAAGCTATTTTGATTGCCGTTGTAACGACCAAGTATTACATTCTGTCCACCACTTGTTACTTCTGAACCTGCACTTGCTCCAAAAAATTGGTTCTTATTTCCAGTAGTGTTTAAACCTGATTGATATCCTATAAATGTTCCATTTAGACAGCCGTCTGTTATTGCCTTACCTGCTTCAAAACCAATCGCCACATTATTTACATTTGTTGATGATGTAAAATTTTGATTAAGTAATGCACTATAACCAATAGCAACTGACCTACTGCCTAGAGTATCAGCACTTAATGCACTCCTTCCAATTGCCACATTATAATCAGCATCTGTAAGAGCATCACCTGCTAGACTACCAATTAAAGTATTATCAATACCCGTTGTTAATGATGTTCCTGAATTATAACCAACGGCTGTGTTATCAGCACTTGTATCACTAGCGATATTCAGACTTAATAAAGAATATACACCTATTGCTGTATTTCTATGAGATTGAGTGTTAGTGGTAAGAGATTGGTATCCAACTGCTACATTGTTATCCCCTGTGGTAAGAGCATCACCTGCTAAACCACCAATTATAGTGTTTGATTGTCCTGTTGTTACTGCTACACCTGCGGAATAACCAACTGCCGTATTATAAGAATTTGTAGCACTGGTAAAGTTTTGAGTGGCTAGTGCTAGATAACCAATAGCAACTGACCTACTACCTTTTGTATCAGCCCCTAATGCTCCAACCCCAACTGCTACATTATAATCTGCGTCATTCAACGCATCACCTGCATTACGACCTATTAAAATATTTTCAATTCCTGTTGTTATATTTCTTCCTGCAAAATGACCAACTGCCACATTGTTAGTCTCAATCGCACTAGTAAAGTTTTGTGATTCTAATGCGTTTCTACCAATAGCGATTGAGTATCTTCCTCTTGTGTCTGAGGTTACAGCACCTACTCCAAGAGCTACATTATCAGTACCATCAGTCAGAGCATCACCTGCAAAAGCACCTATTAATGTATTAAAAGTTCCTGTTGTTACGTTTACACCTGCATGATAACCAACTGCTGTGTTGTAAGAATCTGTTGCTGAAGTAAAGTTTTGGCTAGATAATGCTGCCCTCCCAATAGCCGTTGATTTACTACCTTGAGTATCTGTAGATAATGCTAAGTAACCAACTGCCACATTATCATCTGCATCTGTTAAAGCATCTCCTGCAAGAGCACCTATTAATGTGTTGGTAATTCCTGTTGTTACTGATTTACCTGCATTATGCCCAACTGCTGTATTGTTAGCACTTGTTGCTCCAGCAAAACTTTGTACTTGCAAGGCTTTAGAACCAATAGCAACACTGTTACTACCCTTTACATCTGCACCCAAAGCATTATATCCAAGACCCACATTTTCAATACCAGTATCAATTAATCTACCACAATAACTACCAATCAAAGTGTTAAGAGATGCAGTATTGATTGTTTTCCCTGCTTCAAATCCAATGGCTACGTTGTTATCACCAGTTGTCAAAGCAGTACCTGCTTCATCTCCAACTGCTACATTATAATTACCACCACTTACAATAGAATTACCTGCATTGACACCTGCTATAAAGTTTGATGTTCCTGCTGTATTTGTAGACATACCATCTGATACAACTGTACCTGTTACGTCAATGCCTGTACTGGTGGTTGCGAGTTTGAGTGCATTAGCATAGTAAACATCAACAGCACCACTTGACGTTGTGCGGATCATATTGCCCGTTGCGTCTTGCAGATTGATCCCAGCACCATTCACAGAACGAATATAAAGTCTGCCTACGCCATCTTCATCAATAAAGCTGTCGTCGCCACTATGATAAATCTGTAAGTCAGACCCTTCACCAAATATGGCTTTCTCATTGTCTGCAAAGTTTAGGCTTCCTGCTAGAGTAACATCTTGACTAGCATCTATCGTTACAGCATCTGTTCCTGCTGTTACAAACTTTAATATATCTGTGCCACCTCTATAGATACCAGTGTTAGTGTCAGAGGTAAAAGATATAGATGGAGCAGAGTTAGAACCATCTGCAAATCTAGCGTTTGCTACTGAAAACGTGGCGAAAGAATCTACGACTGCTGCTCCGCTGCCAGCACCATCAAGATATACTGCCTTAGTCTCACCACTTCCAATAGTTACATTTGCCCCACTACCTTGAGATATATTTATGGACTGGCTGCCAGTTGTAGCGTTTTCAATAAACTGAAGTCTTGATACTGTATTAGGTGCAATAGTTAATGTTCTTGTTGCAGTTAAAGTTGCTGACGATGTGACTTTAAAATAAATTGCCCTTGCTGGGTCTGTAGCACCATCTGCAATTGTAGTTGTGGCGTCAGCGTCTGTGGTAAAACAATCTTGTGTTCCATAACCTAAAGCCTCTCCTATAAGCTCTAAGTTAGTGTTAGTTATTGTTCCCCATGTACCACTGGCATCGCCAGTAGCCATTTCATTAAGTCTAAGATCATTAACGTATGTACTTGCCATTTTAGTCTATCCTTATAATTGCTGAAGCCCCTGCTGCTGGAAATACAATCCTAAATGTACCACTTGAAACTGTAAAGTCTCCACCAAAGTCCAGAACTGCTATAGCTTTATCTGCGTTAGTGCTATTGTATATTAAAGCACCTCTGGCAGTAAAACTTGCACTTGTCCATTCTGGGTCATCTGCATCAAAGTATGCAGTTGTGCCAGTGGTCGCTACTGTTGTTGATGTTAGTGTAACACCTCCTGCTGTGTATCCAGTTCCTGATATTTCATTTGTTGCAGAATACGCAGTAGTTGCTGCTCCTAATGTTGCAGAACTTGTGTAAAGTGCTATTTTTAGTGTATCAGCTTCGAGATCCTGTTCTTTATTTAAAACATCTGCCTTAAAACTTGTACACATTGCTTGTGTAATTGCCATTTGTTAAATACCTCCTTCGTATTCTGCTCTATAATTACGTTGCATCTCTTGTTGAAACAAAGCTATTGCTTCATCAAACTGAGCTTTATACAAGTTTACACTATCGGGTGCCTTTAGAAAAGAGGAACTTTCATATAGGCAAGCTGATAATAAAACTTGCTCTGCATTATCTCCTATCCAATTATTAGCATTGGAAACAGATAATCCTGTTTCTAGACCCACGAAATCCACCTCATAAGCAAGCGTTGCTGAAGGTACTGGGCCCAGTAATATTGTTATACCATTTGTGTCAGCGTCTTTTGTCGCATACATAAATGGTGTGCCTTGTGTAGTAGCATTGGGAACATAGTCTCTTAGGTATGAGTCTAATCTATGTTTTAGATATATTACATCACTATCTGCTTTAGTCACTGACACTTGCCTAATCATTCTAGCGTTAGCTACTGCATATTCTGCAGTGCCAATAACAAGGTTAGCACTTTGCTTTTGTCTGTAACAAGGTAAACTAGGCAATCTAGCAAATATCATTGCCTCTGCTTGCGTTATAATGTCAGGTATAGAATTTTGAAATTCTGTACTATCATCTTCCATAAAGTTTTGTATGTCTGCTACTAATTCTGTATAATTCATTTATTCACCCCAAGTTCCATCACCCCAAGTAGCGTCTCCCCATGATGAATAATCAAAGGTTATACTTGATGTGCCTATTGCTCCTGTTCCAGCTATGCCAGTCTCTATTGCCTCTGAAACCCCTACTTCTTCACCAACTGCACCAGTTGCTCCTATACCACTTACACCAGTTACTTGTAACAGAATGTTTCCATTACCACTTACACCAAATGCTTCTGTAGCTCCAGTACCAGCGACACCAGTTTCATTAATCTCTGATTCTGGCGTTTCTGCACCAATTGCACCAGTGCCATTTACGCCAGTGACGTTAGCATCTACTGTAATAAATAAACTTATAGTTCCAATTGCACCAGTTCCTGCAACTCCCAAAGGCAATGTGTCTGTTTCAAATACAGAAGTTCCAGTACTGTTTATTATTGATGTTGAACCATCTACCCCATCAAAATGTAATAATGCAACTGTGTTTCCATCAGGATTATAAGCTGTTGATGGTGCTACAAAAGATGTGCCTGAGTATCTGTCAATGTCTGAAATTCTTAGTTCGTCTATGTATCCTGCCCAATTATTAGCTCCATTG